CACACGAGATCTTCCATTGACCGTCTACGTATTTCTTGTACGGATATCGTCTACCTTCTGGATCAAGAAATAGTGTGAGGGCCACTCTTCTCTTCTCGGTGAGCCCGCACTTGGTACATCCCATACTCTATCATTCTTCATTACATCTGCCATCTTCCCACCTCCTTTACTCTACCATTGTTTCATCAATCACGCTTGTTAGGAAGCACATACAATTCGGATGTGCCGGTGCACCGTCGTACGGTACTGCGTTCGGTGGGTAGACTCCTTTTCCAAGTCCAACGTCTGTGCTTGCAAGTTGGTCGCAAATATCATACTTAGGATGTTGGTGAGACAAGTTCCATTTTATGCCTTTCACAAAGTCAAGCCTCTTTGTGTTTTCTGTGTACTCTGCCCGCCACGCCCGTTGTATCTCTGTTCGTGCTACACGCATTGCATTGTATTCCATTTTTTTCTTAGTGTAGTTTGCCACTATCTCTGCCACTTTCTCCGGCTCTGCGTTACGAATCATCTTTTGAATGTATTTCGGTATTTCAATGACCTGCTCATTCTTTGCGAGTTCTTGTGCCAGTTCCTTTGCCGAACGCCCGGAGAATACAGTTTCGAGTATCTTGTTTTTGACTAACTCTTGCATTTGTTCTGCGTTTTTCCATACTCTTTGAGAAAGTGTGAGCCCGTTAATTCTGTAGTTCATCCACGTGTTGTAGGCTACCGGTCTGCGTACGTTTACAAGCGTCTTCACTTCGTTTTTTACTTGTCTTAGAATTCTGCCAGTTGCTGTGTTAGTCATAAACGTCTTATTACCGACTTTTATCTTTCCAGTCCCCAGTGACTTTTCCAAGTCTAATAGAAGCTTTATGATTGCTTGCTCTTCTGTCTTCTCTCCGTATGCTAATAGCATTGTTTCAAATTCCTTCGTGTGTTCTTCAAACAATTTCGCCAGTCCATCTGCTACCTCTGCGGGTATACGATTCGTGATTTCCTTACCCATGAGTAACCTTTGCAAGTCTTCCAAGAATGGTACGAGAATATCGTGTGCGTACTTCTTTTCAAATTCCCCGAGTATGGGTTTAATCGGTGGTTGCATTGCCATTCGATTCACCTTCATTCAAACGATACACGTCCGGTGAGTTTTCTATGAGTTTGGCAAGTTCTTCATCCGGGTTATCGATGTACGGCACTTTTTTCAACGCTGTTTCCTTTGTCATTAGACCACCAGTTACCATCATCAAAAGGTTGTTTATTGTTTCCGTTTCGTTTGTTGGCAAATTGACCGTGATTTCTATATTCAAATCATCTAAATTGATTGCTCTGTTGGTGGTGAGTTCGTATATCTTAGCAAGTACAGAATACCTTCTAAGAAGTCCATCCTTAAAGTTCATCGATTTCTCTTGTGCTTTTACAAGTGATACCATGTAGAACATCTTCAATGCCACACCGGATACGCTTGTCATCGCTTTCGGATCGAAGAAAATACGTGGTAACATTGCTACATCAAAGAAAGACTCCTTCAACTTGTTGTATAACCAATCGCTTGCGTTTATGTTTTGATCCCACGTGAGATACTTCGCATCCGCACCTTTCTCAAAGTTCAATATCTTCCCTTTTCCTTGTAGGTTGTTGAGCCGTTGCCCGAACACCAAGAGTAACGGGTCTCCATGGTACTTGTTTGTGTCCGCTACATCGCTAAGCAGAGTTTCCATTGCTTCAACGATAGATTGTAAATCTTCCAGATCTGTTCTGACTTGCCTGTGAAAAATATCGTTGATGTGGTGTACTATTGGAAGTCCATAGAGGTTCGGTGTCATGCTTGTCTGTATCCCGTCGATGTACTCCGCTGTTTCATCTTCTGTGAATATGCGTGCGATTTTGTGTTGCATACCGTTGTAGTCCATTTCGCTGTACTGCTCTGCGAAGTATTCCAGATCCATGTAATCGTCCCAAAATGGCACGCTTGCCATCCCATCGATAAGTCGCACACGCAAGTTGCCTTCGTCGTCAAAGAAGATATGCTCAAATGCGTTACCAAAGACCGCCGAAGCTTCCAGTATTTCCGCATTGTGCTTATCTATTTGATTAAACTTGTGAAACTGTTTCAGAAACTCCATGAAGCCTTCGTCGGGATGTGTTACCTTCACCGGTTGCGAGAGAATGAGGTAGACGAAGAACTTTACTGCAAGTTTATAGTAGTTGAGCATTACCTTCGATGTACGGAAGGCTTCATCTCCGACTACTTTGTCCGGTTTACTTTGTATTTTATGCTTGCCGTAGTACAAGTCGTACATCTGCATTGACTTTGCTTGCTGTTGTATTGCGTAGGAAGTTTCTAACAAGTTGAATATTTCTTCAACATTGGTCATCAAAAGACCCCCCATTCCTGCTTATCGAATATTTTCGTGCCCGCATGGTGCATATGCGTATAGACTGCGTATCGTAATGCGTCCATTGTGTGATCCATGAACTTGACCGGTTCTTCGAGGAGATTTCCTTCCTTGTCTTCTCTCCACT